CCCAAAAGATTTTCCTTTCCCCGAATGTTTATTTTTGCCCCGTCCTGCTTGAATCCGTCCTGTTCAAAAACAAGATAGGAATTGCCGACCATTCCAAGATAGATTGCAACGTGTCCGTATTTGTTCGATAAGCTTTCATTCCAGATAAGAACATCACCCGAAATAAACTTTTTTGTCGCACCCCTAGAAAAGTATTTTTTTTCAACAGGCATTTTGTTGTAGTCAAGAAACAAATCTTTCGCACCGCCCGAAGATTGACAACTTCCCGTATGTTCTGCAATCAGAAGAACATCAACGCAATATTGTCGGAAAAGGTCAACGCATTGCGATCCAAACACCCCGTCAAAATCAATCTGTTTTCCGTTATACTTTTTTACGAATTCTTCAAGCGTCATAACTACCCCATAATAAACTTAATCAGAAGGGCAACGCCTTCGCCAAGAATTGCGATTAAAAGCCCGATAAGTTTTGCTTGATATTTTTTCTCTGTTTCTGTAATTGCAAGTTTGATTTTTATATCTACACTTTCCCCGATTTTCTCTGCGATTTTATCGGGCATACTTTTCAAATCGTCTTTGATTTCTTTTATGTCGGCTTCCAATTGTTTCACCTTCTCCCCTAAAACTTCGTCATTCATTTTTTCCCCCTTCGTATTTTATACGTTCGGCAAGAATGTCATTGTAAACCTTCATTGCATCAATCTGCTTTGAAAGTAAGTGAAGCCCGAAATCGTCAATGTCATAAGGCGGATTTTGAAGCAACTTCACCGCCTTTGCAATTCGGTTTTCCAAGTCCTTTTTTTCCACCTGCATTCTGTTCAAATATTCTTTCATAGTTTTAGTTTACACCCATTTTTTCATTGTGTCAAAAACCGCTTGTCTACTTTTTTCTACACCCATAATTTTTCTTAACTTTCTATAACTTACAATCTGTCTCCTCAAATGCGGTTTATAATGCAATTGGAGACGCAATTGGATACAGTTTTTCGGAAAGGCAAGCGGGTTTATATTTTAATACAAAACTTTACACAACGACCGTTCAAGTAGAAATGGATAACACAACGACGGGAGATGTAGTTGTCAAAACTTTGGATAGTGCTTTTGAGAATTATGTCATTGTTAGAATGCAGGCTACTGTTGAGAGAGACAATTTTTCAATTGTAGGTGGTAATGGAATAACAGATTGTTGGATGTCCAACAGAAAAACATTAAACGTAAGGCAATTCCTTTCTAGCACGACAACTAATATGAAAATGTTTGTAGATTTGTATTATGTTAAGCCATAATTCATTATAATATAAAGAATTATATATATGATATTCGGACATATAAAGTTCCTGCAAACGCTTGATTTGTTGTCCACAGTCCAAGATAACCATCGTCACTTTTATAAAATCCAAAAGGATAGTTTTTTACACCACCCCAATCGTTCATTGATATTCCTATAACTATGTGATTTGCACCTATTTCATTTGGAATGTATATATAATTTTTATATAGCAATCCACCACTACTCACAGTATAAGTGTTTGCAACCGCAGTTATTGTAACATCTTTAGTTTTGACATAACTTTGTAACGCACTATAAACTGCATTACTGGAGACAGATTGTAAGTTATCAACAGTAACTGTGTTTGTGACTGTTGTTCCCTGCGTTGTTACGTTGCCATCTGCATCTACATAAATTATTGCGACATAAGTTCCCGAATTAAGTGTCAAAGAAGAAGCACCCGAAACGCCCGTTGTCAAGGTAAGTTTGCCACCGCCTAACTGTTTGAAATAAACGTGATAGGTTTTTGCACCCGTCTTTTCGTTATCAAGATATAATTGGAAAGTAGAACCGCCACTTGCACAGGTTCCCACAAATCCGATTGTGTTATATGTAACATCAGCTTTCGGCATAGATGTATCTGTCGGAATTGTGTACCACCTTACGCTATCGGTCGAGTTTGTCTTGTTGCTTGCTTCCTGTATCTTTCTCAACATCAACTGCAATTGGTCGCTTAAATTATTCTGCGGTTTTCCGAATGAAAAAGATATATCGTAATTCGCCCAAGACCAATGTTCTGTGATAGACAGGATTTGAGCTTTTGCAGATTTGCCCGAAAAGGCAACTGTAATCGTGTCTCCTATGTCGTATTGTTCTCTGAAAATATACGGGCATTTTGCAAGTCCGTTTCCAGACATTGTAAGCGTCTGCCCGTACTGCGTAAGCATTGAAAGTGCTTCGGCTTCATATTCTGCTTCAACGGTCAAAGAAGATTGATTGTCCCAACTTTCAAAACGATCCAAACCTGTCGGGCTTCCGTCTTCGCCTTCGTAAATATCCCTATCGTCATTCTGCCCTTTACCGCCTATATAAATTGCGTTTGAATAAGCGTCTGAACTGTCGGTGAATTCTCCGTTTGCAAGGCTTTCGTAATTCGTATCAAATCGGACTGTCTGACTTAAATCCTGCCCTTCAAAAACTTCAAGGGTGAGTGTTCCTGTGAATGAAAGTCTCCACCCTATTTCTGATTGTGTCGCAATTGTCTTGCACACTTCGTAAAGGTTTGAAAAGTTTTCTGAAACGGAATATGTCTTGCCCTTTGCGTCTGCTGATGCAGGAATTGTGTTTGTTATCGGCAACTGTCTTTTACTTTCTGCACCGCTTCCGCATTGGTCTTGAATAAGGGACCGCAATACTACTTCACCTTTATCGGTCATAGCCCAAAGCCCGTTTGAGTTCATATTTTTTATAACACGTCTTTTCAAAATGTATCTGGCATCTTTACCCGTAATCGTTCTAATCTGCGAGCCTTTTCCATCTTCACCGATTGCGTCTTGTATTGTGATAATTTCCCCGAAGTCATAAGGGGAAGAACCGAACTGACAGAACAAGCCCCTTTGAAATAACTGCGAGTTTGGAATGTTGTAGTTTATCGTGATAGTGAAAGTTCCTGCTTCATAAATATTATGCTCAAAACTAACTTCTTGAAAATCGTCAATGATTGCCTGTAAAACAAAAGAGCCCGATTCGTATTTGTAAAGTTTTATCTGCGGTTTATCTTTGTAACTCATTTTTTATACTCCTAGTCATTAGACGCCAATGTACTTCTGGCGATATTTGATTTTACAAGTTCCGCTTGTTGCGTCTGCAAAGAAAGAAAGGTCGTTGTTGCCCTGTTCAAGATTTAAGTTCATATCAGAAGAAGGTGAAAGGTTTGAAATAAAGTTTGCCTTTTCCAAATCTGGAAGCAGAATCAATCCGTTGTCACCAAAAACATAAAGCCCGTCTTTATAGACAATCTGATTTATATTTTCGTTTATTCCTACATCTACTTTATCCCATTTTATACCGCTTTGACTTTCCATCAAATACCCACTTTCACCCATTCCATAAACATTGCCTTTTATTATGACAAATCTTCGCATTGTTGATGTAGTTCCAAAATTGTAAAATCTAAAAGTTTGTGCGTCTGTTGTTATTATTACCCTTCTCATATTTGCTTGATGTGCAATAAATCCGTTTTTATAAATTATATTATCTATAGCATAAGTTCCCACGTTTGGTATATTTGCACTTGTCCAAGTTTCCATATCTGAAGAATAATACATACTACCTGTATTTCCGACAACTACAAAAAGTCCGTTGCCATAATCTATATCTCGCAACTGTGGGGTCGTAGTTGTTATAATCCTATGAACCGTCCAATTCATTCCGTCAGAAGACTCCAGCATATTTCTTGTATCTTCCAAAAGAATAAATTTTTGTAAACTTTCGATATATTTAATTCTTTTTAAATTACTGTCTGCTCCTGTTGAATAACTTTCCCATTGTTCTCCATCTGTAGAAACATAAACACTTCTTGCATTGCTCCTTATAACATATATCCCATTCCCATAGACTATATCACCTACCGAACTTAACATTTCGGTAGATTCCCAATTTATTCCGTCGGTAGAAGTCATAACATAATATTTAATTGGTGACGTATGCGATTCTGTTACGGCTATGAATTTTCCATTGACGTATATTGCACCTTTTATGTCGTAATTCCACAGGGTTGAAGTTGTCCAAGTTATACCGTCTGTGCTTTTGTTTATTCTGTCACTACTAACAACTGTGAACACTCCTGCTCCAAACGTTACGTCGTATGGACCAGAACCTAAACCCGAACGTCGTGTCCAAGTTACTAAATCCGTAGAAACAACAATACCGCCTGTGCAAGCAATTACATAATTTCCATTTCCATAACATATATTGCCTTGGTAACCCAAAACACCCGTTGAAGCATAAGTCCACGTCGTTCCGTCTGGGGAAAGAAAATAGCGACCGTTTCCATACGCAATAAATTGATTCTGATATATGATTGAGTATATAGGTGAACTTACACCCGAAGTTCTTGAAGTCCACGTTGTTCCATCTGGTGAAGTTTTGATTGTTCCCGAACCGCCAACAGTTACAAACAAGCCGACTTCTTTTGAGTATGTTACATCCGCAAACCCATCACTTCCGCTTGTCTGAACGGTCCAATTGAACAGGTCTGTTGAAGTTGCAATCTTTCCGCTTGCACCGACAACAACATACAAAATCCCGTTATATGCTATGCCTGTAACATTTGCGGAAAACCCGCTGATTTGAACTTCTGTCCAATTTTCTCCATCTTCGCTAAATGCTATGTAACTACTATCAAACATAGCGAAATATTTATTATTTATATAAAACAAATTATTTATACCATAAGCTTCACAAGGTCTTTTTATATACCTAACTTCGCCTGTTGCTAGGTCTTCCAATTTTGCAACCGTTCCTATTTGCAGAACCTTTCCGCCCCCATAAACACAAGTTGTTACAAGTCCGCCCTGTTCCCATTGAAAACTTTGTTTATATGATTGAATGCTTTTCTGTCCGTTGTTTGTGTCTATCAAAACCCCGTGTTCAAGTTCTGCGTTCAATGTGATATTTTTTCCCGTTGTCTTATTTGTAAGAATAGGATTGTCGCAACCTTCTTGAATATCTGCGATAATCTGTGCAGGAACATCACCCGTGTTGTTTATTGTTACTGTGTCCCCTAAACTTATAGACACTTCCGTTTCTTCCAAATCTTCCCAATATGGCTCACAGGCAGACCAAGTCAAAGAAGCCTTCGGGGTTCCTGCGGTATCTGAATTGTGGGTCTCAAAAACAGGAATCTGTGGAACGCACTTAATTCGCTTTGAAATAAAATCGTTTGTGTAGATTAAATAACCTTCACCAAGTTTTGGATTTAATGCAGAAATCAATTCCCTTCTCTGCTGATAGCGTAAAGCAAGATTATTGTTGTCCTGCATTGCAAGGGTGACGGTCAATTCTCTCTGCTCGATTAAAGCGTCAAGGAATACACCGCCATCTTGAAACGGAACTGTCTGGGTCTGAATGTTCAAGGAAGTATTACTAAACCCTTCCCATTCTGTAATTCCGTAATTTCCCGAAGTCAAATCTAAAATATCACCCTTTGCGTTCTGCCATTGTAATTTCTGCATTTTTTCTTACTCCTTATATAACACCGTTGATTGCCATATTTCTGTTATATGCCCGTAACTGCGACATCATTGCATAAGCCGAAGTATCCTGTAAATTATTAAAAGTAACATTGAACGTGTTGCTTGTTCCACCGCTTCCGTTCAACATTCGTTTTGTGTCCGTTGCGTTGTAGACCTTTTCTCCGCCTTTGAATGCAACAAGCTCTGGTCCCTGTTCACCGACCAAGGCAAGACCTTTCTGTGCGTTGTTCGTTCCTGTTGCATATCCGCCAAAGGTAGACTTAAACCAATCGACAACCAAATCCAAAACCCATTTGAGACCTTTCCAAGTGGCTTTCAAGGCTTCAAGAAGCAGGTTCCACATTCCTTTTATCAAGCCCTTTGCAAGTTCCCACAAGCCTTTTAAAATCTCTGGTATTGCCTTTACCAAAGAAACACCCAATGTTGCAACCGCCTGTATAACTCCGCTAACTATTGCGACAAAATCTTCTGCCTTTAAGTTTGCAATAAAATCTGCGATTGCCATTGTGATTCCAAAAATCAAATCGGGCAGGAAAGAAACGATTGCCGAAATTATCTGCGGTAAGTTCTGCATCAAGGCTTTTACAAGTTCCAGAACGGATTGCAGAAGAACAGAAAGTGTCGTATTCAACAATTGCGGGATCGCTTTAATTACTTCACTTACCAAGGTTGCAATTGCAGGAATAATCAGACTAACCAATGTCGGAATCTTCTGTGCAATCTTCTTAATGACTGTTGTTATCATTTTAATAACTTTTGGTATGTTTGCGGTTATCTGTTTTATAAGCCATTCTATGCCTTCCCACACCATATCAAAGATATTTTCAAATATATCCCACAATGCTTGAAAACCACCGCTTGCCATAATGTTCTGAATTAAAACCCCGATTGACTGTAAAGCAGAAGCAACGAATTGCGGTAACTTCGGCAGGGTCTCTACAAAGAAGGTTAGTATTTTATCTTCAAAAACCAAAAGCGAATCCAAGGCATCGTCAACACCACCGCTGAACAGTTTTGAGAAAACCGACTTGAAAGAACTGACAACACCCTTAAAGGCAGAAGCAATTGATTTTGCAACCCTAGAAAAAACCGAAGCAATCTGCTCTGCATAAGACTTCGCAATTCTGAACATTCTTGCATAAGCTTCTTTTTGAGCCTGCCATATTTCTTCTTCTTCCTGCCTTGTCAAATCTGCCACTTCTTCGTTGTAGTCTTTCTGAACGGCAAGTTTTTCGTTGTTGTAATATTCAACAATTTTTAATTTTGCTTCTTCCGCATTTTCCGTTTCTTCAACGGATTTCAAATCGGTTTGCATTTGAGCATCTAACTGTTGCATATTCAATGTCAAAATTTCTTTTAGATTTCTTTTCTTTGCATCATAGTCAATTTCTTCTTTGTTCTGTTCGGTCAAAACATCAATGCTTTGTTGCCGTATTCTCATTTCCCAAGACGCAATATCCGCAAGGGTTCCTTTCTGCTTTTCAAGACCTTCTACAAGTTCGTTTATAATTTTCATTTGGTCTTTGTAAAGCTGATTGTTTGTTGTAATCTGACCGCCCGCCTGTGTCATTAAATCTACAAGACTATTCTGGTAAAACTCAATTTTTTCTTCGTCTTTTACGGCTTCCCCCGTAACTTCTTTTATGTGTTGCCATTTGGCTTCCTGTTCCGCAATCTTTTTTAAATATTCTTCTTTGAGTTGAACGACCTTCTGTTCTTTTTCAATTGCGTCTGCTTCTGCCTTGTGTCTTTCGGCTTCCTGTTTTGCAATTTTGTCTGCCTGTGCCTGTTCCCTTTGTCTGTTGGCTAGTTTTGCATTAAGAATTCCAAGTTCGTTTTCTGCCTGCTTGATTTTAGTCTTTGTCAAAGATATATCTTCTTTGAGTATTTCTGCCCAATCAGAACCGCCCGCCTGTAATTCATTAAGTTCCTGTCTTAATTCTGCAAGAGCCTTTTCCCTTTCTGCGATTACTGTCTGTAAGTCTGAAATTGTCGCATTACCTGCATCAACGGCTTCTTCTGATTTTTCATATTCCTGTTTTGCCTTTCTTGCGTCTGCCCAACCCTGTATTATTTCCGTGAAAAATTGTCGCATTGGGGTCATAGCGTTTTCAAAACTTTTTCCAAAGGATTCTTTCAAATCCCCGATTGCGTTTTTTAACTGTTTGCTAGAATCAATCGAAGCCTGCGAAAGACCCTTGTATTTGTCCGCAAGAATGTCCACCGCCTGCCCGTTTTTCAATTCTTCTTCGGTCAAACCTTTTAACTCTGCATTCTGTTGTCCGAGCCTTCCGATATTTCCGTTAAGCGTTGCGTTTAATTGTGTAACGGCGGTGTCAAAACTCATTGCCCCGCTTGCCGACATATCTGTTGCCGTTTGAATTATCTTCATAACTTCGGCTTCTGTTCTGCCCGTTGCAATCAACTGTGTCATTTGCGGGATAATTTCTTCGTCACCAAGATTAGAAATCTTCTGCATTTCACTTGCAAAATCTTTCAACGCTTTGCTTGCGGTTCCCGAAACATAGGGAGAATTTTGTATTGCGGTATCAAGTGCCTTTTCCGCAACCATCTGTGTTTTGTATGCTTCGGCACATTCTCCCAGAGCTTTTGTAATACCCTTTATTGCTTTGACCGCAGTTCCAACGGCAAGACCAATTCCACCAAGTGCCAAGCCCGCAGAAGTTATGGCACCAGATAACCCGCTTTTGCCAAACCCTTTCACAACGCTTGTTAAACTTTTGCTTAACTTATTACTTGCAGTTTGTGCTTTCTTTACTCCGTTTTCATAACCTTTTGTGTCTGCGGTGATTTCTGCACTTATATTATAGTCTGCCATTTATTGCTCCTTACAACATCAAACCTTTCAATGCTCCGTCACTAATCGGAATATCCCGACCCGCAACGGGACCGCCATTGTCTTCGTATTTGTCGGGGTCTTTTCCCCATACATAACAGGCGGTATATATCGCAAGGTTTTTCTGTTGTATCTTTTCAACTTCTTTCTTCTGGTCTATTAAAGCAATTATCTTCTTCGGAGTGGATTCCCAAAAGTATTGCTCCGATAACCCCATAGACAAACATTCATACAGAAGGAATGTCCACGGAAATTCTTTTATCGGTTCTTCGCTTCCACTTCCTTTTTTGTGTCGCTAGGTAACGAGCCGTATAGGGCTTTTTCAAATACACTTGTTATCATATCAATATCGCCTAGCCCATACTCGTCAAGCACGGTTTCTTCCGTAACCCCTTCTTTGTCAACAAGCCCAATCCAGATTAAATGCGGAATTGTTTTGAACGGGTACTTTTCCACCTGCTCCTGCAACTTGTCAAGTTTATCCAAACCCCCAAGTTCTTCTTCAATCTTTCCCCAAGCGGAAAATCCATATTTGATTTCCCGTTCCTTCCCCTTTATTTTAAGGGTCACCTTTTCGCTTTTTACTTTGTCGAGTTCTGCCATCTTTTTTTCTCCTTAAAAAAAAATCCCTAATCGGCATTATAAACCAACTAGGGATATTTTGCAAACTTGCCGTTTAATTAAAGGCTTGTGTCAATCAGCGGTGTTGCACCAACTCCGAAACTGTCCTTTAAGCCGTTTGTAACAAAGGCACTTGCAGGGGTTTCTGCGTCTGCCGAAGGTGTAAAGACAATTGTCGGTGAAGCAGAAGCGGTTGTGCCGACTGCGTATTCACCTTCAACCAATGCTCCGTTTGAATCAAGAACACCGATTGTCTGTCCGTCAATAACAGAACCACTTGCAAATACAAATGAAGCTCCGCTATCTTTGGCACCTGTGAATGTTACCTTACTATTTGCATAAGCAACAGAAACTGTCAATTCTGAATCGTCACTTGTTGTCTGTACAACAGGAGCATTAAACCAATTTGCTTTTACAGAAGCAGGAACACTTGGATCGTCTGTTCTGATGTGTGTACAAATTGTGCCTGTTTCCTGTCCTGCGGGAACAAACTGTGTCTGAACAAACTGTGCGGTAACAGAAATATGTCCGAAGTTCAAGCTATCTGTTTTTGTTTCTCCGCCCGTTTCTGGCACAGAGAACTTGCCTTTTGCATACCAGAAATACTGATAGCGGTTGTTTCCACTTGCGTCTTTTCCTGCAAGCCATACACGGAAACCAAGTGCATAGTCTGAACTCTGGTCAAGCGGTGTTTCGACTGTGATGCCGTTCACCTTTCTCTGTCCGAGCAACTGTGCCAATACATCAACATCAACGTCAATCATTTCAAGATTGAGTTCGGTGTTACCACGATTTGAAGCAGAAAAGAATGGTCCGTTGTCTGCGAAGTCTACGGCAACATCACTGTTCGGGTTTACTGTTGCGTTTACTGCTCCCTTCAAAGCAATAACTTCACCAAAGGAAATTCCTTCTGAACTGTCCGAAAGAACTTTTGCGATAACTACGTTATCAAGTCCGATTTTTGGTGCTTCGTTCATTTTCGTTTTCTCCTTAAATTATAAGCTTATATTTTAAAGGGAGTAGAATTCCCTTTTAAAATCCATTATCCTGTGCCGAATGTTGTCCTGTGTGTCTGCCGTGTCATTGTTGCTTGTCATAGCCCAATGGTCAAGACGGAAAACAGAATGTACGATTTCGGCAATATCTTCCACCTTTGCATAGTTTTTTACCAACTTTGAAAAGATGTGTATTCTTACAGTTGCACTTGTTCCTTCGGGCAGATTGTCCGAAAAGGCAACATCTGAACTGTTTGTATCTTCATAAATTACAAGCGGAAAAGTTGTAACTTCATTCGGATAACTTGCAACTATTTTGTCGGTAGAACCTAACAGAGAAACAAGTTCTGAACTGTTTGTCAAAAGTGTTCTGTAATATTTCTTTAAGTTCATTATCCGAATATCTCCTTCCACAAGTTCGCCATAAAACTCTGACACTTAATCAGCGAAGCCGACAACCACGGTCTAGGCTTCATTTTGCTTGTGCCGTATTCCAAAAATCTAGGGTAGTTAGAATTCTGTATTATACTTCCAACTTCCCCGATTGCTTCATAGCCTTCCACTTTTACCGAATGCGTTATGCTCTGCAAAAGCGTTCCCGTATCGGGTGCAGGCGGGTTTCCTTCAACCGAAGGGTGATGCCCTTTTTTGCCGTATGCAACATCGGGATTTGTTATCGTATCCCGCATTATAGTTTTGGCGGTTCTTTCAACTTCGGCACTCGATAAGGTAACAAACCTTTTTGAATCTGCAAGTGCCTGTTTTGAATATCGGTCTAATTCCGATATAAACTCGTCAATACTAACCTTCTTCGCCATTTTCTTCTTCTTCTTCGCTAGGTGTCGGCTCTGGGGTTGCTTCATTTTCAACAGGCAACAAAAGACATTCCCCGTGCTTACTCCAAGCATTTATCGGCATTATATTATAAACTTCCGTCTTGCCCGTAAAAGCAGATAAGACAGAAGCCCTGTTTCCAACTTTAATATTTTCGTGATAGCCGTTATATAAAAACAGTTTCACGCTTCCCCGACTTTGTGATATTCCATAAGCTTTCATTTCGTCTTCGGTCAATGAATGCGGTTGAACATCACCTTCAAGGGTTTCTATCTGTGTCCATTCTGCAATATAATCGCCCGAATCGTCTATTGTATTGCTTTCGCTTAAAATAGAAACTACGGCATTATGAAAACGA